GCTGATGGATATTCATTACAAAAAAATGGTTATTTTTATAATAATAATTCTGCGGTTGCAACTGATGGGCCAACTTATGGAACATCTGATATTATGGGAGTTGCTTTAGATTTAGATAGTGGAACAAAAACTATAAAATATTATAAAAATGGAAGTCTTGAAGATACTTATAACATAACTGTAACTGAAGATGTTTATATTGGTTGGAGAGCATTTGGAAGTGGAGAAGCATTAAGTATGAATTTTGGTAGTCCAAAAGATTCAATCTCATCAGGCAATGCAGATGGAAATGGCTATGGAAACTTTGAATACGCAGTACCTAGTGGTTATTTTTCGTTGTGTACCAAGAATCTTGCGGAGTATGGGGGATAAATGGCTGTTTATACTCAAATAGATAATCCAGAACTTTATTTCCAGTGCAAACTCTATACTGGAAATGGAAGTAGCAGATCAATAACTTTTGATGGGTCTGAAAATATGTCCCCAAATTTACTCTGGTTAAAGTCAAGAGATAATACCGAATGGCACGCCCTACATGATTCAGTTAGAGGAGCTACAAAAGTTTTATTTGCTAATGACGATAGAGACGAATTAACTACATCAACTCATGTAACAAGTTTTGATTCAAATGGTTTTAGTCATGGCTCTGGAACAAATACAAATAATAGTGGAATTAAAATGGTTTGTTGGGCATGGAAAGAATCTGCAACTGCTGGATTTGATATAGTTACTTATACAGGCTCTGGTTCTGCACAAAATATTTCTCACTCTTTGTCAGCAGTTCCTGAATTTTTCCCTACTAAACGAAGATCAGGTACAAACCAATGGAGAACTTACCATGTCGGAGCTTCTAGTAGTGCAACTAATTATGGAAATTTAGATCAAGTCGATCCTTTTTCAGCATCTACATCTATATTCAATGACACAATGCCTACATCGTCAGTTTTTACAGTTGGTTCAGATAGCGGTATTAATGGTAGTAGCGAAACTTATGTAAGTTATTTATGGTGTGGAAAAAAGGGATTTAGTCGTTTTTCAAAATATCAGGGCAATGGCTCTTCGACAAATGGTGCATTTATCTATACTGGATTTCGCCCAGCCCTAATCATAACGAAGTCAAGTAGCACATCTGGAACGAATTGGCTTATGATGGATAACAAAAGACATTCAGTTGCTCCAGCATCAGGCAAAACAAATTTTAATGTTATTAATAGACAATTAATGCCAAACTTATCTAATGCAGATGACACAAATGAAAATATTGATTTTTTAAGTAATGGGTTCAAGTGGTATAGAGATGGTGGCGATTCTAATGCTTCTGGTAGAACCTATGTGTATGCGGCTTGGGCAGAGTCTCCGCTAGTTAATTCTAATGGAGTACCTTGTAACGCAAGATAGGAGAAATTATGCAATTATCAAAACATTTTAAACTAGAAGAATTTGAAAAGTCTATGACCGCAGTTCGTAAAGGAATTGAGAATAAAGCTGGTAGTGGTGAAATAAAAAACTTAACCGATTTATGTTATACAGTATTAGAGCCTGTAAGAGCAAAGTTTGATAAACCAATTATTATTACTTCAGGCTTTAGATCAGAAGAACTATGCGAAGCTATCGGTAGCAAAAAAACATCACAACACGCAAAAGGACAAGCAGTTGATTTTGAAATAGCTGGAGTATCTAATCTTCAAGTAGCAGTATGGATAGAAGCTAATTGCGATTTTGACCAATTAATTCTTGAATATTGGACAGGAGAAGCTAATAGTGGGTGGATACATTGTTCTTTTGTTGAGGGTAGTAATAGAAAACAAGTTTTAAGATACGATGGAAAAAAATATGAAAATGGATTACCTGATATGAAAT